ATCACCCCTCCTCTAATATCACCCCTCCTCTAATATCACCCCTCCTCTAATATCACCCCTCCTCTAATATCACCCCTCCTCTAATATCACCCCTCCTCTGCCTATATTAGTGCTTTCACTAAAAATGTTATTAAATATTAGGGCGCTTCGCGCCCTTATTTCAAGGTCAGATTATATTGGCTGTTACAATGGCATTTTTTTGTTTAATATATAATATGAATATTAAACAAACCAAAAACAATAAATACCGATTATTTATGGTTTTTTGATAATTAGAGGAGGGGGTAAGGGGAAAGTGCGCACCAATAAGGAACGCACCGCGCTTTTCGGAACGCACCAATAAGGAACGCACCGCGCTAGCTGGTGCGTTCCGAAAAGCGCGGTGCGTTCCTTATTGGTGCGTTCCGAAAAGCGCGGTGCGCACATAATACCTAAGGTTCCCCCTAACAGATGCGATACTGACGATGTTTCACATTCTCATATCCGATTTCCATTAATTCTGCTCCTTTATCAAAATTCAACATGCTATATCCAGCCAATTTCTCCGATTCTACATAATATTGATTTATTTCTCCTATAGGATTTATACAATTCTGATTCAGTTGAACCAATGGATTATTAAAATTCGTAAATATTATTTTTATTGTTCTTTCCAAGATTTCTTTTGTATTTGTGAGAGGTGTATTATCATAGACTTCACCTTCATATGGTGTAATATATGTAATATTCAAGTAATCCACCGCCACAGGTAAATCCACCAACAGTAATTCATTACTTATTACACCTCCATCCGCATATAATTGTCCTTCATATGCTATCGGTGGAAACATAACAGGAATCGCTGAAGATGCCATAAGCAATTCGACTTTGTCTTCATCTGGAATCGAACAATCAAATTCATATATGTCGAGAGATCCTGAATATAAATTGGTAGTACCCACTAATGTAAGTATTTCAGGCTCTTTATCTATCTGTCCTATAATCATCGATAAGGTTTTACGAAGAGGTTCTGTGTTCATAATAGAGATTCCAGTGGTTGGCAATACACTATAAATTTCGCGGTTTTTGAGAGACGAATAAATCGACGACGCAATTGTTATTCCTTCGTGAATATTATCATAATAAGAGAGAAATCCGGCATTTAATGCGCCAGCCGATATTCCAGTGTATAAATCATAGGAAACAGGTCGGCTTCGTTCTGTTAAATGTTTTAGAATTCCGATTTCAACGGCGCCATATGCACCTCCACCACTAAACGATAATTGATTAAATGTTGTCGATGTGGATACTGACAATAATGATACTGATAATAAAATAATTGGGACTATCATTCTTTTTTTATATTGTGGATAGAGAATAAATAATTCTATATCCAAATCATAGGTTTCGACTGTCACCTAAGTAGGTGATATTAGAGGATGCGATAAATGAGAGAGCAAACGAAGGGGTATAGCAGAGATAGAGGAGGGGAAGAGGAGGTGTGATAGGGGAACTACGTTCCCCTTACTTGGAGTGCCTCTAATAATCCATTCAGGCGTTTGTAAATAAAACTATTAGACATTCCAACATTTGGTTGAATCACTTTGAAATTGCTACCTCCATAATCACTATCATATACACTATAATCTACATCATAAAAATCATAAATATCATTATCATAAGTATAATCACATAATTCTACACTATCAATATGTCCGCCATCATCCAATAAATCAAAAACAGTAATCAGAAATTGTCTGAGAGAACGCATGTCTCTTACATCGTACATATAATGATATATATGAGAGTCATCAATATCGTGTCTTTCCATATTTCCAAAAACGTGATAAAAGTTCATAATAGGATCGAATTGAACATAACAAATATTGGTACACATTGTGTCAAAACTGTGATGTTCATAATTTGATAAACGCAAAACAAGATGAGATGTTAACATTCTAATAGATATTATAGATGATATTTACAACACTGGTATATTCTTTATATTATTCTTTTTTATCACAGTTTCGTTCATAATAATTTGAAAGAAATGCCGACATTCTGATTTGAATCTTCCCAAACTCCCGAGATTTTTATATAATTGGTTGTTCCTATATTTCGATTTTTGAGAGAACAATAATCAGTATTGATTAATTTATATTTCTGCTTTAAAAAATCCGCCAAACGAGAGATTTCGGTATATGTTTTCTCCGAATTTAATTGTTGAATATATGCGAATAATATCTGTTTTTCTATATTTGCGATTAATTGATAAAATGCCGTATCAATTGCTGTCCCACTCGTTTGAAATGGAAATAATATGTAAAGTCCGTTCATCGTATAATGCGGAGTTGAGTAAAAAACCTTGGTAAAATGCCCTCCGGGCATAACCATGTTTTTCTTTTTATCCAAGAACTCTATCCAATGAATTCGAAATTCTTTTTCTGAAATTGAGATTATCATTGTTGTATAGTTCGATGTATGATTATCTATAAGAAATCATAATTTTATATAGACACCATTTATATTTTATTTGTTATATCTCTCACGTGATTTATTCTAAATAATGAATTGTAGGATTCGCAACAATATGGACAGAATGTGATAATCGGTGATATTCTGCCTGTCCTTCATGGTCATACACGCTTTTTCCATCTTCAATCGCCAACATCGGATACATTAATTGTCGAGTCGGTGATTCCTTCGTTAAAATCCAATCCGCACTAAACTGTGCTTTTCCATAATTTTCCATTAACCAAGACCCGTCACCATATTTCGAAACCATTTTTTCGGCATATGCGCGAGAGACCATATACATCTGTGTCCCCCATATTTCGAAACCATATTCATAAAAACGATAATCGATTTTCTCTCCGGTTTCCAAATCTACATAGGCGTGTTTTCCACGATAACGAAAATCACCAATATTACTTTCAAATGATAGAGGATAAGTAATTAAATATCCCAATAGAAGTAAATCGATTTTCTTCTCTCGCACACTCACCATTAAATCCCCCAATTTATTTTTAAAATCAGCATCCAATATAATATCATCTTCACAACAAATCATATAATCACTGTCAGTTGTTGAATTGTCCAAGTAATCACGCATCATATCTAAATGACCGAACATACACGACCAGCATTTTTTAGTATGATCTGTTATATTTGGATATTGATTTGCGAGAGATTGAATGCGTGAATCGTCGAATGAACAACCGGGATGGAATATAGGGTCGAGACCACAAATTTTAAACTGATTATCCATAATCATTTGTCTCTCTTGATTCTTGTAGTTTAAAACATAGATAGGAATATTATTCATTTATTGATTTTGAGAGAATAATTATATCTCTTGGATAGTTTTTTCTATATTTTTTGCTTCGGCGGGCACAAAAGGATAGAATTTTCGGTATTCTACTGTATATGGACAACGACGATTTAGAAATTAAAGAAACTTGTTCGGAAGAAAATAATGGTAAATGTTCTATGAAAAAGAAAGAAGACGAAGGTTTTAAAAATAGTGATAACAACGATAACACCGATAAAGAAGAAAATCAGTTTTGGGGAGAGAATCCAAACATATTATTCGCCCAATCGCAAATCACCGAGTTTTTTCCTGTTGAAGATATGACATTCTCTCGTAAATTAAACGCAATCACACGTTTTTTAATTCTTGTTAGCATTGTCACTTATTTTTTCTTAAAGGATGTAACTGTGTTTTGGGTTTCTCTTGTTCTTGTCGGTTTTATTTATGGTTTATGGAAATATAAAAATATGGAATCACAAAAAAGAAAGATTGACACAGAAAACGCAGAAGGTTTTAAAAATCCAGCGGATAAGATTATGAAAGATCAATTGGATGCGAATCCGAAATTATCGACTCAAGTATTTCAATCACCAACTGCTGGTAATCCTTTAGGCAACGTATTAATTACAGACATTGTGGATGTTCCGAATCGTAAGCCAGCACCACCTTCTTATAATGAAAAAGTGAATAAGGATATTCTCGATAAAACCAAACAAATGATACAAAATTCGAATCCTGACTTTCCTGATATAACTGAGAGATTATTTGGAAGCATTGGAGACCAATTAGCACACGAACAATCAATGCGTCAGTTTTATACAATGCCGAGTACTACTGTCCCGAATGACCAACAAGCATTTGCTGAATTCTGTTATGGTGGAATGATATCGTGTAAAGAAGGTAATCAATTTGCTTGTGCTCGAAATCTACAGAGATATAACAACTACTAGGGGAAACCTAAGGTTTCCCCTTACCCCTTCCTCTAATTATTTATCTTCTCGTGTTGGGAGACGGTAGTCTCCCGAGTAAACCTTGATACAAACATAAATAAAAATATGTTGTAAAAGCCTAGTGTCTCCTTACCATCCGAACAGAGTGAGGATGGTAATTCTTAAGGAGGGTCTAACAGGGAACGTAGTTCCCTGTAAATTGAAAGACTATTTTGTAAAAATATTTATTGGCAATAACCAGACAATAATACGATAACAAGTTAAAATGTCAGTATTTGAAGAAGCATTCGCTCACGCCCGTTGGAAAAAGGCCTTACGAGAGATTATGAAACGTCCTGAATTCTCCGATATAAATCTTACACAAATGGGGTTTTCAACTTTTGATGAAGTCATAATATTTGTATATAATCATTGTAAAAGTGTAAAAGGTATTGGTAAGTTGGTAGCATATGACATTGCGGCTGCTATATGTAAGTTGAATAATATAAAAATCGATAAGGTTTATATTATTGGTAATGGACCAAAACGTGCTGTACAACTATTAGGTTGTAAGTGTTCTAAACACCGTGTTGAAAAGGGTTTATCTCTCAATTATGTTTCTATTTTAGACATCCGGACATCTATGTTTGAACGTTTTGGAATCCAACTCGATTTTGGTAATGACAATGATGACGCAGACATATATGAATCTTATATTTGTAATTGGCAAAAAAATATATAAGGGGAACCTTAGGTATTATGTGTGCACCGCACATTTCTCCCTATCACCCCTCCTCTTATAAAATAATAAAATAACAAAATAACAAAATGATAATAAAATAACAATAAAAAGGGTATAGTATATATATTATACCTTTTTTAACAAATGTATACACATCCGATTGGTTCTCGTTATCCCGCTCCCTATATTTCTTCTATTTGGAATTTCGGGAATCGTACAATTGTTATGAGAGGTCTTTGGATTTCTCTCGCGTCTGCTCAACAACGTCTCGGTGTATCCGCAATCACCGATGATATGATTCGAGAGATGGAAACCCATAAATCCGACATCAATACACATACTATCCACGAATATGAGAAGAAATATGGACACGATATTATGGCACATATTCACGCTTTTGGTGATTTATGTCCTAGTGCGAAGAAAATTATCCATAATGGTGTCACCAGTAATTTTATTAATGATAATACCGATTCTATTTTAATCAGGGATAGTATGTCTCATATTTCTCTCTTGGGAGAGAAATTATTTGATGTTTTAAAATCAAAATCTCTCGCTTATCTCCATATGCCAACACTTGCATACACGCATTTACAACCAGCACAATTAATTACAATGGGCAAACGTTTTACTATGTGGAATGCCGATTTATATGAAGATTTGAAACATATTCGGACAGCAATCTCTCAAATTCCTTTCCGTGGTGTCAAAGGCACTGTCGGAACTGAAGACACGATGTTAAAATTATTCGATGGAAATCACGAAAAATGTACAATGATTAACCATATATTGGCAACGGAATATGCTTTTGGAAAAGTAATACCGATTTGTGGACAAACATATTCTAGAAAATATGATGTAGAGATTTTTCATCGATTAAGCGCGATTTGTCAAACTATTTATAAAATTGCCAATGACTTGCGTTTATTAGCCTCTCATTCTCTCGTGAGAGAATATTTTACAGAACATCAAGTAGGTTCTTCTGCGATGCCTTATAAACAAAATCCGATTCATTTGGAACAGATTTGTTCATTATGTCGTTATGTTATTGGACAGGAATCTGTAATCTCTCAAACATATATTAATCAATGGTTAGAACGTTCTCTCGACGATTCCGCGGTTAAACGTATTATATATCCAGAATGTTTTATGTTAGTCGAATATATTCTTACAACTACTATTGATACTATTCGAAAATTAGTTGTTAATGAAGATGTCGCGAGAGAACAAGTTTATATGAAAATGCAATATGTTTTATCCGAGGAAATTATGATTCGCGGTGTAAAAATGGGATATGATCGACAAATGCTTCATGAAACAATAAGAAAATTATTGATTCATAAGGAAAACGATGATACAAGTACGGATAAGCATCTGTTAGATATTTATAAGAGTGATGAAACATTGAAACGAATTATTGAAGAAGGCGGGATTCATTTAAATCCACACGATTATATTGGACGTTGTGTCGAACAAGTCCGAAATTTCTATTCCGGATTATAACCATTTTTTATCGATAAATGCGACAATAGAGAATAAAATACCTCCCCAAATCGTATCCATAATTGCGAACCAGAGAGGATATTTTTTAAACATCGCATAATTCGTGAAATCGAAAATCGCATAAGTAGTTGCTCCCAATAAAAATGCTTTTGTTATACTCTTTCCATCTCTCGCAAAAGTTAAATAAGAAAACGCAATCGCTAAATAAACAATAACCGCACCTAGAGGTTTTAATTGAAGAGCAACACGTTGTACATCCGCAATTACGCGACCTGATAATTTGCTTGTGGAGAATAAATAAATAGAATCAACTATCACAAATAAAATAGCAAAACGAATTAAATTGAAGAGAAAATTCATTACTTATATCATAGATATATACACTATCTTATTTCATACCTATCATTTTTTTTACGATTTTTGTTACTGTCGTATCTACACAAAATAAAATATGAATAATCGTTCCAATAATAAGAAGTGCAATCAATGTTTTCCAAAAGGAGTATCCAGAGATTAGAGAGATAATAAAAGCACCAATAATTGTTAATGCTAAATCAACAACCGCAATTCCTAAGAAACGATAAGAATGAACACCTTCATTCGGTTTTCCAAATATATCTTTATATTCGCAAAACATTGTCATCTTGTTTTTGTTAGAGAGATTATTTTTTTATCCAGATTATATCTCTTATCCTCTATAGTTTGGTCGATTTTTCTTATTTGATATATTTTTTGCGCGTATTATGAATTTTATCTCTCTTGTTTGATTATGGAAACTAAAATAAATGAATCATTAATTCAAGAAACTGTGGATTTGGGAAATGAAATTATTAATGAATTAAATAGTTCTTTGAAGAGTACACGAGAGACAGAACAGATGATAGATGAATCTATTTTCTTTCATAAATCGGCGAAGAGAGTTTTAAGAGGTATGACATGGGTTGGTTATTTTATGAATTTATTCTCTCGCGAACCGACAATGGATAAAACGAATGTGACCCAGACAACTATATACGACCCTGAATATGTTTCATTTGATAATATTGATAGATTATTAAATCAATCAAGAGAGATGAATTCTTTATTACGCACACAAAATAAAGAATTAGAACATTTGGAAAATAAAATCGAAGAAAATAATGGATATGCTAAACAAAATTTACACATAATATCGAAGTATAACAATACCTGAACCACCCTTTCCACCATTACTATGTTTTCCTGAAGTAGCACCACCACCTTGACCACCATTTCCTGTATTTGAAGAGGCTGACGCACCTGGAAGACTGGAACTATTTGAATCATCATATTGTTTTCCATTTCCACCAGTTCCATAAGTTGTAGAAGAACCACTAATATTACTTGTAATTCCTGCACCTCCGGTTATACCGGAACCATTTGCTGTGTTTCCACCTCCTCCATAACCAGTTCCTCCACCTCCTCCACCACTACCTCCAATAGAAGTTATCAAATTATTTACTTTTGTTCCAGAACCAGTCAGTATTACACGAGACCTACCACCACCTCCTCCACCATCTGCGAATATTGTTGAAAAACCAGATGAATTACCCTTGATTCCATTGTTTTCATAAGCGCTACCTTCAAATGAACCTAACGATGTACCACCAAGACCACCATCTCCAACAACAACTGTATATGTCTGTCCCGGAACAACTGATATTGTACCTGTAAGTGCTACACCTGCACCTCCTCCACCTGCTCCTCCGCGGTCAAACGCACCACCTCCGCCTCCACCTCCACCAACGACTAAATAATCAACTGACGTAACATAGGCAGGTGCTGTCCAAGTAGTAGTTCCAACAGTAGTAAATGTCGACCGAGTTAATGTCGATGGAACATATATAGGTGTCGGAGTTGCGGGTGGGACATAAATACAACAAGTTTGATTTTTACATTTTGACGATTTTATATTTTTCGCTCTCCAATTCAAACTTGACATTCTTCTAATAATATCTTATTCATACATTATTAGACCTTTATACCCAATGAATATAAAAAACGGCTTAAAAAATTGATTTCTAATGAATACCAACTCGAATGTTGGTATCTAACTCGAATATAATCGAATCTAAAATGTCTGCGACTATTGCCAAAATCCCCAAGCGCAAATTGGTTGTTAAATCTATCGACAAAGAACCAACCACTTCGAAATCGACCAATAATAAGTCGAAAAAAAATGAAATCACTACTATCGAAATGCTCGGTGAAAAACTCGATAAATCATCTACGAATGCTGTTATCGACCAACAACTCGCCAAAAATGCGGAAACGACTTGTATCGAACAAGTTGTCGCCGATGAAATCAAAAACAAACAATCAACTGTGAATGCCAATACAAATGATAAATTCGAAACCAATGATTGGACCTCTCCTGATTATGATAAAGGACCTCTCGAACATCTCGGTGATTATATCGAAGAACCTTTCAAAATCATCGAATCTTATTTCGCTGGACAATATTCATCGCGTCTTGTTCGTCATCAAATCGAATCCTATAATCATTTTATCGGGGTTCAATTGCCGGAAACAATTCGTATGTTTAATCCTGTGAATATTAAATCGGAAAATGATTATGTTTTGGAAAAAGACCAGTATTTATTGGAAATCGAACTTACTTTCGAAAATCTGAAAATTTATCCTCCACAAATTTATGAAAATAATGGTGCTACCAAATTAATGTTGCCTATGGAAGCCAAAATACGTAATTTCACTTATGCTTCTACAATGACTGTCGATATTCACGTCAAATATATTGTCAGAGACACGGAAAATATGAATGAACCACGAGTAATTCATCGTGTATTCCCGAAAGTAAATATCGGTAAAATGCCAATCATGTTGAAATCCTCGATTTGTGTATTAACGCAACATTCTCATATCGAACCAGAAGTGATGGGCGAATGTCCTTATGACCACGGAGGATACTTCATTATTAAAGGCAGTGAAAAAACCGTTTTACAACAAGAACGCGCCGCGCAAAATATCGTCTATTGTTTCGACGGCAAAAACACTACGAAATGGAATTGGTATGCGGAAATCAAATCTGTCCCCGATCATAAATGTATCTCTCCCAAACAAACCGATGTAATGATCGCCAGCAAAAACAATGGATTTGGGTTTCCAATTTTCGTCGGTATTCCTCGTATCAAACAACCTGTCGAATTATTTGTTTTATTCCGTGCTCTTGGTGTGTTAAGCGACCGAGAAATCTGCGAATATATTGTTTTGAATTTGGAAGATGAACGACAGAGAGATATTCTCGACGCATTACGGGCTTCTATTGTAGAAGCCAATAAATATATGACACAAGAAGACGCATTGAGACATCTTATGTCATATGTTGCTTTTACTCCTATTAATATGGATAAAGAAACTGGTATCATAAAGAAACGTGAATTCACTATGGAAGTCCTGTCCAATGATTTCTTACCTCATTGTCATTCTGTCAAAGAGAAATTATTCTTCCTCGGGTATATGGTAAATCGTATAATTCAAACCAGTCTTGGATGGACACCACAAGATGACCGCGATTCTTATGTAAATAAACGTATTGACACGACCGGAAGTCTTTTGAATAACTTGTTCCGTAATTATTTCAATAAAATGGTAAAAGAAATGCATAAACAAATATTAAAAGAAGTGAATACTGGTTCTTGGCGTTCCAAAGAAGATTATGAAAGTATTATTAACAAATCGAATATTTGTAAACTTATACGTTCAACTACAATTGAAGGTGGTATTAATCGCGCATTATCCACTGGTGATTTCTCTATTAAACAGACAAACAGTACTAAGGTCGGTGTTGCTCAAGTCGTGAACCGATTAACAACCGCTGCTACATTAAGTCATATGCGTCGTATTAATACTCCTGTTGATAAAAGCGGGGAATTGGTCGCCCCTCGCAAACTTCATAATACATCGTGGGGATTCTTATGCCCCGCGGAAACTCCAGAAGGCCAATCCATTGGCGTCGTCAAAAATATCAGTTATTTGACACATTTGACCACACCCGTAAATAGTATATCATTATATTCATTAATTCGACCTGTTATTCGTTGTCTTGATGATATCTCTCCAAATGATGCGAGTGACCAAGTTAAAGTCTTCATTAATGGCTGTTGGATCGGTGTGAGTGATTCACCAATAGAATTATATAATGATTTAAAACAGAAAAAATTCAGTGGTATTATTAATGTTTATACTTCGGTGGTTTTCGATTATAAGAGAATGGAAATTCGTGTATGTAACGACGGTGGTCGTTTAACTCGACCTCTACTCCGCGTGAAAAATGGTTCTGCGATTATCACACCAGAAATCATTAATGGTCTGGAAACGCGCGAATATGGATGGAATGACTTAATGGTGAATTATCGATTACCAGAAGCAACTATTGAATATATTGATGCGGATGAACAAAATTTCTCTATGATTGCTTTAAGAGCGAAAAAGAGATATACACACGACAATAATACTGTATCATATACTCACTGTGAGATTCATCCTAGCACTATTCTTGGTGTATTAGCCTCTTGTATTCCTTTCCCTGAACATAATCAAGCCCCCAGAAACACATATCAATCAGCACAAGGAAAACAAGCTATGGGAATATATGCTACGAATTTCGATAAGAGATGTGATAAAACCGCGTATGTATTGTCGTATCCATCTCGTCCATTGGTGGATACACGTCTTATGAATTGGCTAGATTTGGTGAAAATTCCATCAGGACAGCAGATTCACGTGGCAATTATGTCACATACTGGATATAATCAGGAAGATAGTGTGTTAGTGAATAAAGGTTCGATTGACCGCGGATTATTCTTAACCACAATTTATCACACGGAAAAAGACGAAGACAAAAACATTGCTAGACACGTGTTCCGAGCGAAGCCAAATCCGGCGGTAACCAAAGGAATGAAATATGGAAATTATGATAAAATTAATAGTTTGGGGTTTATGAACGAGAATGAATTGGTGGAAAACAGAGATATTATCATTTCCAAATATGTATATATCAAGGAAAATAGAAATGACCCCACGAAAGTAATTAAATATGAAGACCAGAGTAAGACGTATCGCACCACGGAAGAGACATATGTGGATAAGAATTATTCGGGTAGAAATGGCGAGGGCTATAATTTCGCGAAAGTACGTTTAAGAACATTAAGAAAACCAAACTATGGCGATAAATTTTGTATGACAGATGACCACGATGTTTTGACATTGGAACGTGGATGGGTATCAATCGCGGACGTGAAAACAAGTGATTTGGTCGCTCAATTAAATCGTGACACTGGTTGTTTGGAATATGTGAATCCTATCGAAACTATGGTATTCGACCACGAAGGTGATATGTACGAAGTTATTGGAAATGGATACAATCAAATGATTACTGGCGAACATAGATTGCCTGCTAGGATTCGCGGTGAATGGTCATTCGATACTATCAAAGATATTCATTATCGTATTAAAAACATTGATGGTACTTATCCTATATATTCTTATGATATGGGCCTACAGAAAACTGTTATTTCCTTACTGACCAGTTCTGATGTTCATATTGTTAAAGGATTTGCCGGAAAAGTATATTGTATTCGAGTGCCATCAGAAGTATTCTTAGTCAGACGCAATGGAACTTGTTCATTTACCGGAAACTCATCGAGACACGGTCAGAAAGGCACTGTCGGAAACATTATTCCAGAATGTGATATGCCATATACGAAAGATGGGCTTCGTCCTGATATTATTATTAATCCTCACGCTATTCCATCTCGTATGACTATTGGACAATTAAAAGAAACATTGCTGGGGAAAGTATTGGTATATCTTGGATTATTTGGTGATGGAACGAGTTTTGGAGAATTGGATGTGAATTTTATTGCAAAAGAATTGCAAAAACAAGGATTCGAAAGTTATGGAAATGAAGTGATGTATAATGGTTTAACCGGAGAACAAATGGATACGAATATATTTATTGGACCTTGCTTTTATCAGAGATTGAAACATATGGTTGCTGATAAACAACATAGTCGTTCTATTGGTCCTATGGTAAATTTAACTCGACAACCGGCTGAAGGTCGTAGCAGAGATGGTGGTTTCCGTATTGGAGAGATGGAACGTGATGTAATGATAGCACACGGAGCAAGTCGATTCTGTCGAGAAAGATTATATGATGTATCAGATAAGTATAGTGTTCATGTGTGTAAGAAATGTGGTATGATTGCGCAATATAATGATAATGAACGTGGAGAATTTAATAGTGATAAATATGATTTTACTATCCATAAATGCGCGACTTGTGGTAATTTGAGTGATTTCGCTTATGTGGAAATGCCATATGCGTTCAAATTATTATCCCAAGAATTACAGACAATTAATTGCGTGCCGAGGTTGATCACCGAGTAAGGGAACTACGTTCCCTTATGATCCCTCCTTCTAGGGGAACCCAGGTATTATGTGCGCACCAATAAAGATTCCGCCGTGTAAACTGGCGGAATCTGAAAGGCGCGGTGCGCACTTTCCCTATGACCCCTCCTAAAGTAAAAAAGTGTGTTAATATGATAAAATATTAGTTTTGTTATAATATTTTATAAGACTGTATAATATTTTTATTGTATTCATATAAATTCATATAAATATTATATTTTTTGTTTCAGTATTATTATTTTATTTATAGTATGACAACAGAAGAATTCGTGGTTGAACGTTTATTTGAAGACCACCTATATTATTGTGAAGGGCGGGAGAGAACTTGGATACGTGGTTGGCCTCATTTTATCGGTGCAACGATTATTCTCCCCGCTTGTTATTATTATTGTTTCTCTCAACAATCAACAATCAACAATCAACAATCAACAATCAACAATCAACAATCAACAATCAACAATCAACAATCAACAATCAACAATCAACAATCAACAATCAACAATCAACAATCAACAATCAACAAT